CTTGTAGCTCAGCTGGTAGAGCACCGCTTTTGTAAAGCGGTTGTCGCAAGTTCAAGTCTTGTCGGGGGCTTGAGTTCTATAAAACTCCAAATGTCACTTATTTCACAACAAGATAGAAAAACCACAATCGAAGCACTTGATTTCTATCTCTTTAGCAAAGGAATTGATATGAGCGAAGAGAAAAGAATGGAATTAAATGCTCTTCTAAATTGGGTAAAACTAGAATATCAAAAAAATGAAAATTAATCTCTGGTATTGTAATGATATGAATCAGTGGCGTTGGACTTTAACTGACGACGCAAGACCTATCATAAAACAAGAATCTGGACAGCAACCAAATCTTCGTGATGCTATGAATGATGTTGCAACTACTGTAGAATATCTAATGAATGGCAAAGAGTGATTTCTATATTGATAAAGTAAATAAACAACAAGCAAAGGAACTTTTATTACAATATCATTACCTCAAAGATTTTTCAAAGGGATTTAAGTCGGGGTATAACTATGGTCTCTTTGAAAATAATTATTTCGCGCCATTAAATATTGGTGGAATTAAAGGAGTTTGTATATTCACTGGATTGCCTGTACCTGAGATTGCAAAAGGAGCATTTGGACTTGAAAGAAATGAACAACAAGGACTTTTCGAACTCTCAAGACTTTGCATCGAACCTAGTACGCAGTCATGCGAATATAACATCACTTCTTGGTTTGTGTCACGGGCGATTAGACAACTTCGGAAAGATACTGAGGTTAAAGCAATCCTTTCTTATGCTGATTCAGATTTCCATTCTGGTACAACTTATCGTGCTTGCAACTTTAAGTATTACGGTCTCACGGATCGAAAAAAAGATTTCTATTATTCAGACGGAACTAAACACTCTCGTGGAAAAGTAAAAGGTGCTGAAGGAGAATGGAGAGAACGAAGTAGAAAGCACAGATATCTTATGGTATTCGACAAAAAACTTCAAGAAAGGTTGACTTGGAAAGAAGAGATGTGGTATAATAGTTAAGGCGATACAAAACCAAACTCCCTTCCGTGTGACTTCAAAACCTCCCTTTAAGGGGGGTTTCGTTGTATGATAAATAATCTATAACGGAACTTCTCATAGCAATAAAATGGGTCTTAGTCGCTTAGATAATTTTCTTAAGAATACAAAAGGAACAATTCTCTACGTCGATCCTTCGAGTATTGACGCAACAGATGGTGTAGAAAATCAAGGTAATTCTCTCACGAGGCCCTTTAAAACAATCCAAAGAGCTTTAGTTGAGGCAGCAAGATTTTCTTATCAAAAGGGAAGAGATAATGATAGATTTGGTAAAACAACAATTTTATTATATCCAGGTGAACACTTAGTTGATAATAGACCTGGATATCTTGTCAATAATATAAATGATTATACTCTGAGAAATGGAGGAACAACTAATGACTTGTCTCCGTTTGATTCTCAAACTAATTTTGATCTAGCTACTGAAGATAATACTTTATATAAACTTAATAGTATTCACGGTGGTGTTATTGTTCCAAGAGGAACTTCAATTGTTGGATTGGATTTAAGAAAGACTAAGATCCGACCAAAGTATGTACCAAATCCAGAGAATGATAATATTGAAAGATCTTGTATTTTTAGGGTAACAGGTTCTTGTTATATTTGGCAGTTCAGTATTTTTGACGCTGATCCAAATGATGTTGTATATAAAGATTATACAAGCAATGTCTTTGTTCCCAATTTTTCTCATCATAAACTTTCATGTTTTGAATATGCAGATGGTGTCAATAAGGTAGAAATTGAAGACGCATTCTTATCTTATTATTCAGAGAAAACTGACCTTGACATGTATTATGAAAAGGTCGGAGCAGTTTATGGTTCGACAAGTGGAAGAGCTCTTCCTCCAGAATTTGTTGGAGATCCTATTGATATCCGATCAAAAGGTGCTGAAATTGGAATAACCAGTATTAGATCTGGTGATGGTATAACACCTACTACAACTATTACAGTAGATCTTCAAACTAATGATGCAGGATTACAAGTTGATACTCCAATAAGAGTTGAAGGTGTAAATGCTCCTGGATATGACGGACAATATGTTCTTAGTGAAGTTATTAGTAATACTCAGGTAAAATATAAGGTACAGAACTCTCCACTAGATCCTCTTCCTTCTGTTTCTGGAGCAACTTTAAGTATATTAGTTGATACTGTTACATCTTCCTCACCATATATCTTTAACATTTCATTGAGATCTGTATATGGAATGTGTGGAATGTTGGCAGATGGAGAAAAGGCAGATGGATTTAAGAGTATGGTTGTTGCCCAATTCACAGGAATTGGACTCCAAAAAGACAACAATGCTTTTGTAAAATACAACTCTACTAGTGGAACATTTAATGATAAAACTGCTAGTGGAAATGAAAATATTCACACGGACTCTAGAGCAAGATATAAACCAACATATTCAAACTTCCATATTAAAGCAACAAATAATGCATTTATTCAGGTAGTTTCTGTTTTTGCTATTGGATATGCTCAACATTTTATTGCTGAAGATGGTGGAGATCTTTCAATAACAAACTCAAACTCAAACTTTGGTGCCAAAGCCCTAGTTGCTTCTGGATACCAAAAAGAAGCTTTTAGAAGAGATGATGTTGGATATATAACTCATATTATTCCTCCAAGAGAATTAGAAACAACAGAAACTAGTGTTGAATTTTTATCAATTGACATTGCAAAAACTGTAAGTATTGCTTCAACTAATCGCCTTTATCTTTATAACGAGACAAATCAATCTTCACCTCCTGAAGGTGTAATAGAAGGTTACAGGATTGGTTCTAAGAGAAACGAAAATTTAAATGTACTTTTCTCTTCGGGCGGAATTAGTACACAATATTCGGCTAGAGTCATCATGCCGAATACTCAATTCACTTCTTCTGAGACAACCTCAGAAAAAATATTTGTTGTTGATAGAAGTGTAACTGGAATTAATAGTATTACAAGCAATGTAATTACACTAAATCAAACTCATTCGTTTATTAATGGAGAATCTGTAAGAGTTATAAGTGAAACTGGTCAAATTCCAGATGGAATTTCGAATAATCAAATTTATTATGCAATTACTAGTGGCAGCAATATTAGCAATGGTAAGCAACTTAAACTTGCACAGACTTTAAATGATGCTATCAATGATGATGAGATTACTATTAATAGCAAGGGTGGAATACTTCAAGTAATAAGTAGAGTATCCGATAAAAAGTCGGGAGATATTGGACACCCAATTCAATGGGATGGAAGCCAATGGTATATCAACGTTGCAACTGCTTCGACCGAAAATTCAATTTATCCAACAATTATTAGTGCAGGAACAACTTCTCTTGGACAGGCAAGTCCTAGAACATTTATCACAAGAAAACCTGATAATAGATCTCTAGATGATACAATTTATAGAGTTCGTTATGTAATTCCTTCCGATTCGACAATTGTTTCAAGACCTCCTGTTGAAGGATATGTAATCCAAGAATCAAATACGTCAATAGGATCTACAGACTCTGAAGTTGCATATCAGTTTAATCCTTCTTCAGCAAGTCTATCAAATTCAACCGAATTAAGGAACTTTAGAATAATTTCTAATGCAAGTTGGAACATTGGAACTGCAAACATTTTAACAGAAATTCCACACAACCTTAAAGTTGGATCTGAGGTTGAAATTAATAATATAACCAGTTCAAATAATACGACTGGTATTGCAAATACTGGATTTAATGGAACTTTCACTGTTACTGGAATTAGTAGTTCTAAGCATTTTAGTATTGCCTTAAGCAAAGATCCAGGATCCTATACGAATAATAACTCTTCTAGAAATGTATCTCTTCCATATTTTAAGAAGAAAAGATACTCTGGAACATATTATATCTACAAGAGTCAAGAAGTTCAAGAATATATTTCAGGAAAACAGGATGGAATTTATCATTTACACATAGTAAATTCCTCAAATTCTCCAACTTCTTCACCATTCACAGGTTATAGATTCTCTCAACCGCTGCAGAATCTATATCCACAACTAGATAGAGATAATCCAATATCGGATCCTCAATCTGCAACATGTTTTGCTTTATCAGAACCAGCAGGACAAGTTATCGTTAATAATTCACAATACAGCATTACAAAAGAAACGATTGAAAAACTGTCTCATGACAATAACATTGGAATAGGTCTTACCAATATTATTTCGAATGTTGCAGGAACTGCTCACACATTCTTCACTTCTTATGATCATGGGTTGAATGGAATAACTAAAGTTGGAATTGTAAGTTCTGGGTATGCATATGGTTCTGGATCTTCTGGTACTCTTTACAATGCTCGTTTAGTTGGACTTGCTGGTTCTGTCACAGGCATTAATGCTACTGCCAGAATATCCTTTGATACTGCTGGAAAACTAACTAATGTTTTCATTATTAATGGTGGTAGTGGTTATGGAATAGGAAACAGTCTTGCTGTTGTCGGAGTAGCAACTACATCAGGACATATTATTGGAATCGTAAGCGTAACAGCAACGACAAATAATATAAATGATACTCTTGTCCTTTCTGGAATTTCTTCCTTATCATACAAAGATTACAACACTTCATATAGAATTACTGGAATTTCCACAAGAACTATTACAGTAGAGTCTTCCAGTCCCATATCTGGTGTCTCCACAATAACTGGTATTGGAATTACTGCTTCACTTTATTCTGAAGCAATTCTTACAGGAAAAACTTTAGGAATAACTACCATTGCATATAATCCAGTAACAGGACTGGCTACTGTTACAACGGATCAAAATCATGGTCTGTTTACCAATAACAAAGTAAGATTTAGTGGAGCAAACTCTTCAGTATTCAATGGAGACTTTGTTATTAAGAGTGTTGTTGGACTAACTACATTTATTGCCAATATTGGTGTCGGAACAGCAAACTATGATACAAGTGGCACAAAATATCTTTATAGACTTGGATATACTTCAAATGCTGGAATTATTAAGAGAGACGACGAAAATCTTTCTGGACGTTTAATATCAGAATATGCTGGTATTACAACAACACTACAATCCACAATTTCTTCACAAACAACTACAACGATATCTATCGTAAACGTAGAAAATCTCAATTTACAAATTGGCGATTTCTTACAAATAAATGACGAGATCCTTAGAATTAAGACAACAGTTACTGGAAATCCAGTTACTGTCTTTAGAGGAGTTCTTGGATCCAGAAGACAGACACACGAAGCTGGATCTGTAATTAGAAGAATAAGACCAATACCAGTTGAATTGAGAAGAAATTCTATTATTCGTGCATCTGGTCATACTTTTGAATATGTTGGATATGGTCCTGGCAACTACTCTTCATCACTTCCAGAAAGACAAGATAGACAAATAACTCCTCAAGAAGAAATTTTATCACAGTCAACAAAAATTGATGGTGGTATTAACTATTATAATGGTATGAATGATAAGGGTATTACATACTCTGGAAATAAGAAAGTAAATTCATCGACTGGTCAAGAAGAAGTATTTGACACTCCAATTGCAACAGTTGTTGGTGAGGATATCATTTCAAATGATATCAATGTTGGATTTAATGTTATCAACCCATTAGAAGCTACCATTAGCAGATCAATTAGGGTTGAGGGTGGTATAGATGGAAATATTATTTCGAAGTTTGATGGTCCTGTTGTTTTCAACAACAAATTAACTTCAAATTCAACAAAGGGTATTGAAGCTTCTTCGCTACTCCTACAAGGTGATGTTCAGGTATCTAGAAAGTATACTGTAGGTATTTCAACTCCTACTGCAGCTTCAAACCCAGGAGATGTTGTTTACAACGGCAATCCTTTAAGTGGAGGCAGTGTTGGTTGGATATACACACAAAACAATCGTTGGGAGACATTTGGAAATATTGCAGATAATGGATTACTAACCAACTTCTTAACGATAGGCATATCTTCAAATTACAATTATGTTGGACTTGCAACTCTAATTAACTTTGTTGGTACCGGTATTTCTATTGCACATTATTATGATAATACAACAGGAATCACTACATTAACATTCTTCTCAAGTTCTGTTGCACCAGCAACATTAAACGTCGCAGGAGTTTCGACATTCAATAACAATTCGATATTTAATAGTGGAATTAATGTTGTTTCTGGTGTATCTACTTTCTCAGATCCTGTTAACTTCGCTAAAGAAGTCAATCTATCCCAAAGATTAATTGCAAATAATATTAGATCCACGGGTATTACAACACTACCAAATCTAGATTTATCAACAGTTATAAGTGGAATTACCACTTTCAATGGTGATGTTTCAATAGGATCATCTACTAGAGCGTCTGATTCTTACGTTAGAGTTCTTGCTGGTGATAACAATATTGCTGGATTTGAGGCACATGGTTCCGTTCAAGGAACAGGATATATGTTTGTAGGACAATCCAGTATATATGGTGGAGGCGTATACTATAATGGTGATGGAACTCCAGGATTTGCTACTGGCGAGACTTCGGATGAAATTTCATTCTATAGAAAGGATAATTCTACAAATGAAGTAGTTTTCTCATATCCTTACAATAGCAATATTGTGACATTCAGAGGTTCAATAACTGCGCCATTTGTAAGTGTTTCTGGAATAGTAACTGCTTCAGACTTCAACTCTAGTTCAGATATTAATCTGAAAAAGAACATTGAACCACTACAGAATTCTCTAGATAAAATTGCACAACTTCAAGGTGTAAGTTTTGAATGGAAATCAACTGAAGAAAAATCTATAGGTTTAATTGCACAAGAAGTTGAAAAAATATTCCCAGAGATGATTGGTGAAAGTGAGGATGGATTTAAGACAATTAGATATAATAATCTAATTGCAGTCCTAATTGAAGCAGTTAAAGAACTAAGAGAAGAGGTTAATGAACTGAAAAAACAATAAATAGTAGAAACAATCTACTCGGGTGGAGAGTGAAACCCAATGGGAATCAATAAAAACTTTGTAGTAAAAAACGGATTAGAAGTTGATACAGATCTAATTGTTGCCGATTCCTTAACCAATAAGGTGGGAATCGGTACTTCTATTGCAAAATATTTGTTTCATGTAAGTGGTGGTATTGGGGTTACTGACATTTATACCACTGGGGTATCTACCGTTAGAGAAAAGCTTCAAGTTGGTCTAGACGGCATTGTAATGACTGCCGGAAAAGACGATGCATATGTTGGATTTGGAACGAATTTGCCCATATATCAGGTAGAAATAAGAGGATTTTCTACTGGAGCAGGGACAACTTCATTTTATGTAGATGGAAATTCTATATTTAATGGAAATCTTATCGTAAATAATGTAAATGCGAATGGAATCGAACTTACAAATATAAATCTCTCAGGAATCTCAACTTTTGCTGTAGGTGTAGTTACTACTCTTAGAGGAACTAACCTAAGTTATAGTGGAATTGGAACCATAGTTAATGTAAGAGGTACGGATCTTAGTTACACCGGTATTGGCACAATAGTTAATGTAAGAGGTACAGATCTTAACTATAGTGGAATCGGCACAATTGCCAATATAAGCAATACAAATTTATATTCGCAAAATGCATTTGTAAATACTGGAATAATTACCACACTAACGGGAACCAATCTAAATTATACCGGTATTGGTACTATAGTTAATGTAAGAGGCACTAATTTAAACTATAGTGGAATTGGTACTATTACTAATTCTGTAGGTACTAATTTAAATTATAGTGGCATAGGAACCATTGTCACACTAAATTCAACAACAAGCAATATTACAAATTTATATAATACTAATGCTTATGTCAACACGGGTGTAGTTACATCTATATCAGGATCAACTGCAACATATTCAATTGGGGACATTACTTCAGTTAGAGGTACTAATCTAAACTACAGTGGAATTGGAACCGTTGCTACTTTAAATTCAACAACAAGCAATATTACAAATTTATATAATACAAATTCATATGTTGTTGTTGGTATAACAACGACTTTAACAGGAACCAATCTAAATTATACTGGTATTGGTACCATAGTTAATGTAATAGGCACTAATCTAAACTATAGTGGAATTGGCACTATTGCTACATTTAATTCCACAACTTCAACAATAACTACGTTAAATCCAACAACAATTAATAATGCAAACTTATACAGTACTAATGCATATATTAACACAGGCGTAGTTACATCAATATCAGGATCGACCGCAACATATTCAGTTGGTGATATTACAGCAGTTAGAGGCACCAATTTAAACTATAGTGGAATTGGTACGATAGTTACCTTCAATTCAACAACCTCTACGATTACTACATTAAATCCAACAACAATTAATAATACAAACTTATACAGTACAAATTCTTATATTAATACTGGTGTAGTTACATCTATATCAGGATCAACTGCAACATATTCAATTGGTGATATTACATCAGTCAGAGGCACCAATTTAAACTATAGTGGAATTGGTACAATTGTAACACTAAATTCCACTACTTCAAATAATACAAATTCTTATGTTGGTAATTTGTATGCAACTTCTGGTATTGTAACAACTTTAACAGGATCTTCTATAAGTTATTCTGGAGTAGGAACAATTGCTGCACTAAGGGGCAATAATATTAACTATACTGGAGTATCTACAATTACTGCCGCTTCAGGAACAAGTCTCAATTACACTGTAGCCGATATTGTCAATACTAGAGGTACTAACTTAAATTATACTGGAATTGCAACTATTGGTAATGTCTTAATATCAAATGGAAATGTAAGTGGTATTGGAATTACGGTTTATTATTATGGTGATGGGTCTAATTTAACAAACACTCCTCCAGGAAACCCAGCAGGAGCAAATCAAACTATTCAATATAATAATGGTGGAGCGTTTGCCGGATCAGGTAACTTAACATTTGATGGAACTACAGTAACTTTTGGTTCTGTAGTGAAGGCTAATGGTACTGGTGTTAATGCTGGTGTTGGAGTTATAACTGCAACAGATTTCAATTCAACTTCTGATATTAATTTAAAAGACGATATTAGTGTAATTGATAACGCTTTAGAATTGATCAATTCAATCGAAGGAGTTAGATTCAAGTGGAAGTTTAATAGCAAACCTTCAATAGGTGTTATTGCACAACAAGTCGAAGAAATTTTACCAGAACTAGTTTCGGTAGGAGATTCTAAAACTGTCAATTATAATGGTTTTATTGGAATATTGATCGAAGCTGTTAAAGAATTGAGTTTGAAAGTCGAAGACCTTGAACGTAAGTTATTATAAATATTAATATCCCTAGCCTAGTGGAGACACGAAAATGGCAATCAAAATTAGCAATACGACCGTTATTGATGATGCCAGAAATATAGTTAATGTTCCTAATGCAAATTATACCGGAATTGTAACAGCCTCTAGTTTTGTTGCTAACAATACAGCTCTACCTAGTAGAGGGCAAGTAATTGCATTTTCACTTGTCCTATAATTTACCAAAATAAGAGGTATCACAAATGGCCGCACCAAATGTTGTAAACACTTCTACAATTACTGGCAAATCCGTTCATTACACAGCTACAACTTCTTTAGCAGATACTGGTGTTACAAACACTAGTGGAAGTAATAAAGTTTTTAAGATAAATAGCATTATTCTTGCAAACAAAGGAGCAGCCACTGTTCCAGTAAGAGTTGCAATTGTTTCTTCTTCTACAACTTATTATCTAGCATATGATATTCCAGTTCCTCTTGGGGCAACTTTGGTTCTTATTGGTAAGGATGATGCAACATTTTACTTAGAAGAGAACGAAAAAATACAAGCTTATGCAGCTTCTTCAACTTCAATAGACGTTCATATTAGTTACGAGGAGATTTCATAATGCCAGGAAATGGGGGATTTATTGGTACAGTAGCGACTTCCAATTCAAATAATGCTTATGGTGTTTGGGGTATAAAAGAAGTTTTTTCCGCACTTCGTAATGGTAATTGGCCAAAGCTATACATCAGTGCTTCTGGTGGCACTACAACAACTTCTGGTGGATATACAATTCACACATTTACTTCTACACAAACATTCTCAATAAACTATGCTCCACCAGGAGCAACTATGGAATATTTGGTAGTTGCAGGTGGAGCTGGTGGTGGAGCATATCAAGGTGGTGGAGGAGGAGCTGGTGGATATAGGACAGGAACTATGTCCATGACCACAGGCACATCATATACAATGACTGTTGGTGGTGGTGGATCTGGAACTGTTGGTGGTTCTGGTGGAGTTGGTGGAGATAGTTCCATTGGATCTGCTGTCATTTCCACTGGAGGTGGTAGTGGGGCAGTATATGGATCTTCTGGTGGAAGTGGTGGATCTGGTGGTGGAGGAGGCCCATATGATCCTTCACCATATACAGGACCTGGAGGAGCAGGAAATACTCCGGCAACTTCACCTTCACAAGGAAATCCTGGTGGATATGGTAAAGCTGGTCCAGGGTTCATGCCTGGTGGTGGAGGAGGTGGGGGTGCCTCAGCAAGTGGTGGAAATAGAACCAGCACATTTTCGGGACCTGGTAATGGTGGGTCTGGAAACACTTCCACTATATCAGGAACTAGTATTGTATATGCTGGTGGTGGTGGAGGTGGTCAATATTATGACCCAACACAACCATTTGTACCTGCAGGAACTGGTGGATCTGGTGGTGGAGGTAACGGTGGAGTAGGATTTACTGCTGCACAAACTGGAACCACAAACCGTGGAGGTGGAGGTGGAGGAGCTAATGCAGATTTTGTTCCTTACCAAGGACCTACTGGTAGCGGAGTTGGTGCCGCTGGCGGATCTGGAATTGTTATTGTCAGATATTTAACAACTTATACTGCATAATACAAATATTGGAGAGATATGGCACATTTCGCAGAATTAGACCAAAATAATATTGTAAAACAAGTTGTTGTTGTTGATAATAGTATTATTTTGGATGAAAATGAAGTAGAAGTTGAAGAACTTGGAGTTGATTTTCTAGAAGAAGTATATGGACATAGGAATTGGAAACAAACCTCATATAATGGAAATTTTAGATGTCATTATGCTCAGATTGGAGGAACTTATGATGAAGAAAAAGATATTTTCATTCATAAGAAGCCATTTCCTAGTTGGGTTTTAAATATTGAAAATAACACTTGGAAACCCCCTATACCAAAACCAACTCCAAAAGACGGATCATTGTTTATTTGGAATGAAGAGATTGGAAATTGGGTAGATATTTTAAACCCAGAATAGATATACAATTATTAATTTGTTTTAATGAATATGAAAAAGATTATTAAGCAAGCTCCTACTATCATGGAGAAGCACAACGCATTAGGTGTTTATTTTTCTATTGACGAAGGATATCCAGCAGTTCCTTATGGAGCAATTAAATACTTTGAAAAGTATGGATATTTGTTGGTGAAAGATTTATATAATTCGGGATATTTTAAAAATGACTATGACAAAATCCTCAGAAAAAATAACATTTGTAGTATTTTTTCCGAGGATTATTATAAATGTTTTGAAGAAATCAAAAACATTTTAGAGAGTGTTTTTGATACAAGTCTATATAAAAAATCATATTATGATAAATTTTTTACTACTTCTAGTGGAAATCTAGATTATTTTAATCAAAATTCCAATATTTGTGTCAGATATCAATTAAGTTCGAATTCGAATAAAACAATTGTTTATATTGAAACTGATACAAACGAAATACATGAGGTTAATTTATGTAATGGTGGAGCATTAATTTATAAAAACAACATTGAAAGAAAAGTATCTATTAAAAACGTTGGTGACTCTAACAATGTTATCAAAAAACTAATACCAAACAATTTCTTCAGTCACCAAATTTTCTTTAATTATGACTATTGTAGTAGATAAATTCTTAAGGAGGTAAAAATGGCACACTTTGCTGAACTTGATGAAAATAATACAGTAAAGCAAGTTATTGTTGTCGGTAACGAGAATTTGATAAATGAAAATGGTGAAGAAGTTGAAGAACTTGGGGTTAACTTTTTAGAAGATCTATTCGGTCATAGAAATTGGAAGCAGACTTCTTATAATAATAATTTTAGAAAAAAATATGCTTGTATAGGTGATACCTATAGAGAGGATAAAGATTGCTTTATAGGAGAACAACCATTCCCAAGTTGGTCTTTAAATGAAGAAACTATGGAATGGGATCCTCCAGTGCCTAAACCAATTATTGCTGGAACATTTTACGTTTGGGTTGAGTCTGAACTAAAATGGAAAAATCTTGTCGAATAAAAAGTAAATATATATCTAGTATGCAATAGGATTATTATTTTATGTCATTTCAAAGTGTTTGGTATGAAACCAAAATGCCAGAAGAAATTATTGACATCTTCGAGAAAGAACTAGAATATGTTCCAACAGAAGATGGTCAAGTAGGTCAAGTAGATAATTTTAGAATTTCATATAAAACAAGAAAATCTAAAATTGGTTGGATTGGAGCAAATTGTTGGTTTTCTGGACTTTTGCATTCATATATTCTGAAAGCAAATAACGAAAACTTTTTCTATGATATTGAGGGTTTTGAAGGAGACACTATCCAATACAGCATTTATAATAAAGATAGTCATTATACTTGGCACACTGATATGTCCCTTCCAAATTTTTATCACCCCACAAAAAATAAAGAAGAAGATTTTATAAAATTAAAGTCAGAACGTATTAGAAAATTGTCAGTTAGTTTACAGCTATCTGGAGAAGATGAATATGAAGGTGGCGAAATGCAGTTTTTAGATGACAATAACCAACTTTATACTGCACCAAAATCTAGAGGAACTATAATTATTTTTGATAGCAGAGCTAAACATAGAGTAAGAAAAGTAAAATCTGGATGCAGAAAATCGATTGTAGGGTGGGTTGTTGGACCTAGATGGAAATAAATATAAAATAATAGAGAAATAATCTGATAGTATGCCACTTCCTAGTTCTGGACAAATAAGCCTACTACAAATTGCCCAAGAATTTCTAGATGGGGCCCCACACCAGATGGACGAGTTCTATAGGGGAGGGGCTAAAGTTCTCCCTAGTCCTGCAAATAACCCTATTCCAACAAGTGGTACCATTGCATTTTCAAATTTTTATGGAGCAACTCTAAAACTTACTACGGGAGGAACAGAATCTACTAGCCCATCTGGAGGATCAACAAGACACACTTTTACAACTACTGGAAATTTTCAAGCTATTGGAACAATTCCAAGTTTAAATTATCTTGTTGTAGCTGGTGGCGGAGGAGGAGGTTCTGTTTATGGTGGTGGTGGAGGTGCCGGAGGGTTTAGAGAAGGAACCTTTACAAACTTTGCTGCTGGAACTTATACAGCAACTGTTGGTGGTGGGGGAGGAGATAGAGGTAATGGCAATAATAGCGTTTTTAGTACTATTACTTCTGCAGGCGGTGGAGGTGGTGGTAGAGGATATCAAGGAAGTCCTTCCACAATTCCGGGAGTAGCAGGAGGATCTGGAGGTGGAGGTGGATTCTCTGCAAACTATATTGGATTTTTTGGAGGAAGTGGGGGAGCAGGAAATACTCCGGCAACTTCACCTTCACAGGGGAATAATGGTGGAAGTGGGGCGCACGGAGGTCCATCCTATCCTGGTGGTGGAGGAGGCGGCGGAGCTAATGGTGCGGGAAGTAGTAAATACTCCGCGTTTGGATCTGCTGGTCCTGGTGGATTTGGAAGAACAGCTTCAATAAATGGATCAACTTATGCCGGTGGTGGAGGTGGTGGACAATATAGAAATCCTTCACAACCATTTGCGCCTGCAGGAGTTGGTAGAGATGGTGGTGGTAATGGTGGAGTTGGTGCTGGTGGAGCAAGCGGAACAGCAAACACTGGAGGAGGTGGTGGTGGAGGATCTGGTAATGGAAATGGTGGGTCTGGTATCGTAATCTTATCTTATGCAAATGCCACAGGAGGAACTGTAACAACAGCCAGTGGTTATACGATCCATACATTTACCTCTACAAACACATTTACCGCAAATTCCACAATTACTGCAGAATATTTGGTAATTGGTGGAGGTGCTGGTGGTGGTATGGGATCTGGGGGTGGAGGAGGAGCTGGAGGTTATAGAACTGGTTCTATAACAATACCTGCCGGATCTTATACAGTAACTGTTGGTGGTGGAGGTGGTGGTGGAACCTCATATGGAGCGAAAGGTCCTAATGGAAATGCAAGTTCTTTTAGTACAATAACTGCTGCTGGAGGAGGTGGTGGTGGAACTTCTTATCCTTCTTCGGCATTCCCGGGAAACCCAGGCGGATCTGGTGGAGGAACTAGCGGAGAAGGTGGATCTATCGGTCCTGGAAACTCTCCCGCAACTGCGCCATCACAAGGAAATAATGGTGGACAAGGAAGACAACTTGGATACTCTGGTGGTGGAGGTGGTGGAGGTGCTGGAGGAGCTGGTGGCAGTAAATACTCTGCATTTGGATCTGCCGGAACAGGTGGAACTGGAACAACTAGTAGTTTTAATGGAACAAGCACAGTTTATGCCGCTGGCGGTGGAGGAGGACAATATAATGACTATACGCAACCATTTGCACCTTCAGGGCCAGGAGGATCTGGTATTGGTGGAAGGGGAGGGACTAGAGCAACTCCAGTTGGAAGTGGTACAGCTAATCGCGGAGCAGGGGGTGGAGGGTCTGGTAATGGTTGGCAAGGAGGTTCATTCTTCTCTACTGGAGGAGGATCTGGAGGTTCTGGAATAGTAATGATTAGATATACTTAATCACAGTTTAATAAATTAAAACAATCAATATCTTTATCATAAGCATATTCTTTATATTTTCCATTTTTTCTAACATAATGGAGAAATAATTGAATATGATTTTCGTTTTTACTGCAGTTTAAAGGTGATCTCCAATGTGGAAGATCTATGCCCTTATATAAAAGAGCAGAACCCGTGTCAATATAAAATTTTTGTTTCTTTCCACTAGAATCTAAGATTTGAAGTGGCCATTTTGTAGGACTATCTATTGTAACCGAAAGAGATATCTCACAAGAAGGTCTATCAATATGATATTTTAAATATGATTTATTTGGATATGCTGTCATGAACCAATAAGTGGGAACTATTTCTTCTCCAAGCAATTCTTCAATAACTACTTTTGCTTTTTTTACGGCAAAAACTGCATACTTTGGAGAGTAAAACATGATAACGTTTCCTCTTGTTTTATCATATTCCGGTTGATACAAATTTATATTATTTTTATATGCACCTTTTTTAATTGATGCAATTTCGGATCTAGTAAATATGTCCTTTACGTATAACAATCCATTCTTTTCAAATTCTCTATTCATTTTATTTTGGGTGAAGTGGACACTTTTTAAACTGACCACTTCTTGACAAAAATTGTTTATTGTGGTCTAAAATTTGGACAGTTCGCAACAGGCATGTAATTGTTCAGCACTTTTGATAGGATCCTATTTTTAGGATCTATTATTTGGTTTTTTCATTGGGCAACAAAATTAACTGAACTTGTTATTAACCATGTTATGTTTTGAATTATCTGGTTATGGATACAGAAAAAAACTTTGTGAAAATGTAATTACTTGGTTTATTAAACACTATTTACCAAGACACAAAATTGATTTGTTTATCAACCACAGGGGATTAAAAAGAGAGGGTGTTTATGGATTTGCAAGCATTGATAGTCCATATTATAACCCACGATCATTCTTGATCGAAATCCAAAGTCACTTGGAGGAAGAAGACTATATTTCCACTTTATTACACGAACTTTGGCATGTGTATCAATGGGTAAAAGGTTCTATGAAAGAAAAGGGAAATAAACGTCTTTGGAAGAATATTGATTATACCGAAGTTTCTTATGAAAATCAACCATGGGAAATAGAGGCAAAGAACATGGAAATAATTTTATTGCAACAATATCTTGACAACACTCTCCATACTAAGTAAAATAACCTTTGTGCAGGTTCAAACGCATTATGAAGACTCTTTGGGTACTCGGAGAAGAACAGATCTCCTCAGACATTCCTAATCTTATTCATTGGGTATGTAATAGTAACGTTGAATTTGATCAGATTAAGTACGATCTAACAACTATTGACGGTAAAATCTTCTTCAAGATTTCAGGTATTCGCAGTTCTCAGTATTCTGAATTTTATTATGGATTGGTTTCTCGTTCTGGCAATGGTTTTGTAGATTTTCTTGTATATGAACGTTCAGAACCTCCCACAGAAAATAGTATTCCCATTGCAGTAGCAGAAGCAACAAAGTGTAATGGAAAAGAATCTGGAAATATGAATTCTCAAAGAGCGTCTAAGAAGATTGCTATTATTGAGAAGTGGGGAAATATTCCTTTTGCATATTTGATTGCAAATTCTCTCCCTATTGAAGAAACTCAGAAGTCTTTTGGTCACTCACATAATTGTGATTTTGCTACTATGAGTTACTTTGGTGCTGATATTTTGATCTCTAAGATCGGAGAACTTGGATATCAGAAATATGAGAATCCAATTGAGTTTTCTTCAGTTGTAGATGTTTGCGCTCAAGAGGGACTTAAGAAATCTAAGTCTGGATTTATTCCTTCTAGGGTTTTCTGTGGTGATAATGTGATTCAGATTCAGGCAAATCTCTTCAAAAACAAAGGTAACAACGATCCTGGTGAGGGATATATTGCAAGTCGTGCTTATCTTTGTCGTCTACTGAGTACAGACGAAGAAATTCAGATTATCAACCATAACCGCCCTCGTGAATATTTTGAGCGTAAAAACAACAAACTAGTTAACGTTCTTAAGATTGTTGGAGTTACTATTGTTTTTCCCGATGGGAATAACCTTGTAATTGAAAAGCAACCTGGAATCTATGATAAAGATTACTGGCAGTATTCAAATCGTGGGGAGAAGATTGCTTCGATTGTGATGGAGAATTACTACGTTAATCTGGGATGGGAAGTTCTCTTTACAAATCATGCTGGGTGTGGAAAATCCTATGTAAGTGCCAATGGTGAGTATTACAAGACCAAGAAATCTAAAGGTCTTCCTGATCTTGTTCTCTACAACAAGTCACAAAATCTTCTTTATGTGATTGAGGCAGAGCAATCTAAAAACTACAAGAAAGGTATCAAACAAGTCAAAGACGTTGAGTTCTCTAAGTTTATCGACCGAGAGATTCTTCCTCACCTCCCTTCTGGAGTTAAATCGGAAAAGTATCTTTGCACTTATGGAAAATACAATAATGAACCTGAAGTTATCTTTAATTTGACAGAAGACTTCCAAATCAATTATAATGTAAATGCAGAGGTAATCAAATGAGATATATTGGCAATAAAACTAAACTTTTAGATTTTATTCACAGTGAAGTTCAGAGTGTCTGTGGTGATATTTCTGGTATGCAATTTTGTGATTTGTTTGCTGGATCTGGATCTGTGTCCAAATACTTTAAACAGTACGTACAGCAAGTGTCTTCTAATGACCTTGAGCAGTATAGCTATGTTCTCTGTTCTAATTACATTGGTAATCTATCAACAATCGATTGTTCAGATTTCATTCGATATTTGAATAATATTCCCAGCGTTGAGGGTAAATTTTATAAAAACTTTTCTCCTGCAGGAAATCGTAATTTCTTTACAGAACATAATGCTAAAAGAATTGACGCAATTCGACAAGAAATTCAAAGGTTATTGAATGAAAATCAGATTAATTTAGATCAATACTATTTTCTTCTTGCTTCTTTGATCGAGACTGTTGACTCGTATGCTAATACGACAGGAGTTTATGGTGCTTTTTTGAAACAATTTAATGGAAGGTCTGCTAAAAATCTAGTCTTAGTTCCTGCTCAACCAGCACCAGGAAATCGTGGTATCGCTTATCGAAATGACGCGAATAAGTTGATTGAGACAATTAGTGGAGACATTCTTTATCTCGATCCTCCATATAATACACGTCAGTATGGAGCAAATTATCATATTCTTAATTATTTGGTTGACTATGATAATTTTCAATTTAAAGAGGATTCTAAAACTGGACTTGGTGATTATAATAAATCAGATTATTCCTCAAAGAGATCTGTTTTGGAATCTTTTGACCAACTGATTCGCGATTCTAACTTTAAATATATTTTCGTTTCTTATAACAATGAAGGTATCTTAACCATGGAGCAAATGGAGAATATTATGTCAAAATATGGACAATACCAACTGAAAACCAAAGAACATAAACGATATAAGTCCAATACAAATAATCCACAACAAGCAAAAGTCTTAGAGTACCTTCACGTTCTTATCAAATGACATTTACTAATTTTGTTACCGAGTTTCCAATTGTTAAAAATCCAAAAACAAAATCACAAGTAAATGTTGCTTCTCCATTTATCCAGTGGGTTGGTGGAAAGCGATCTCTCTTGGACAAGTATGATCCACTAATTCCAGTAGAATTTAATAATTATTATGAACCATTTTTGGGTGGTGGAGCTATGTTCTATCACCTATATTCCAAGTACGGTAATACTAAAAAATATTACCTTTCTGATTTTAATTCTGAGTTGATTACGGTCTACAATAGCATTGTATCTTCCCATGAAGAGGTTGTTGAATTGCTTTCACAAATGAATACGCGGCACAGTAAAGAGTTTTACTATTCAGTTCGTAACTACGATCGAGAAGAAATTTCACCAAAACGGTATAGAAAAAAATTTAATGTACAAGAAGAATTAAATCATGTTGAACTTGCTGCAAGGTTTATATACTTAAATCTAACTTGTTTCAATGCGCTTTATCGGGTAAATTCTGAAAACTTGTTTAATGTTCCTATTGGAACTTCTCTTAAAAAGGACATTTCTGATAATGGATTGCTAAAATCTTGCTCGGAAGTTCTTGAGTCTGCAGATATTAAATTTCAATCATATGAAATGATTAATCCTGTTGAGGGTGATTTTGTATTTTTTGATCCACCATACGCACCTCTTTCTTCAACTTCAGATTTTACGTCATATACTTCTGAGGGATTTTCATTGAATGATCAAATGAAATTGAAAGAGTTTTGCGATACTTTGAAAAGTAAAAATGTGCAGTTTATGCTATCAAATTCAAATTGCGAATTTATTAGGGAACTTTATAAAGATTATGAACAACATACATTTTCTTTGAATAGAACTCTCAATTCCAAAAAAGAATTAAGGAAGCAAACAACAGACAATGAAATTCTAATTGTCAATAAAAACTAGGACAGTTTTTAAACTGGCACACCATTTATTTTAAATTCAATTTTTGCCTTATAATGATCTGTACAACTGGAGGTTTTCTTGAAAACTGAATTTATTTGTGTTGAACCCAAGAGTCCTAATGCAAAAATTAGGTTTGAAACTATGATGGATTCGCTCCATTCTTGTAAAGTTGAACAAAGAAAAGACGGGAAAGTTTTTCTTTCTTCTATTACGGGACGTTATTTCTTCTGCATTCCAGAATCTGGAGACGATCATTGGAAAATCGTTAAGTAAATTAATAATCATGAAATATAAAAAATTACTCAAAAATTATCCCATACTTCTAATAAAAAATTTTGAAGTAGTTGATGATAGTAAAAGAGAATCTCTAGTCAATATTGTTTATACAAATAGTAAAAAAACCTCTATTGATCTTACTGGATATAGTTTTCCATTGTTTCACGATCCCACTTGTTTTTTTGCAAATCTTTTAAAAAAGTTTAGAGAAACGTGTGTGGAATTGTTTGGTGATCTTAAATATCTACCAACAAACAATGATTTTTGTTGGGCATATTGTAGCAATAGTGGTGATTATGCTGAAATTTGGCATGATCATATGAAGACATCTACTATTAATTCTGTTTATTATCTAAATGTTCCGAATTGTTCTGGTGGAGAAATCGAGTTTGATCTAGGAAAAAATAAGACGTTTAAATATAAACCAAGCAATTTTGATCTATTAATTTTTCCAAACTATCTGAGACATAGACCTCTAATGGTAAACAGCAAAGAACTTAGAGTTTCAATTAATATGGAATTCTTGTGCGAAGAGCAACCATTTTATATCTTTGATTTTAAAGAAAGATGAAATTTGAAATCTATGATAATTTCTTAGATTATCAACAATTCTTTCTTTTAAAATCTAGCATTTTGAATGCAAATTTTCCCTGGTATCTAAATGACGGTATAATCACACCTACCGAAACAAAGTTTGCAGATGAAAGTGAGAGATATCAATTTACACATACTTTTTTTGCAGAAAACAACGTAAAAAGTTCCTGGTATCAATTTTTAAGTCCAGTACTAGATAAAATACCCCATAAAAATCTTATAAGAATCAAGGCAAATCTTTTGCCAAGAACTGATTTTGCAGAACTTCAACCATTTCACTGTGATAATTCCTTTGATCATAATGTTTCTATTTTTTATATAAATTCTAATAATGGATTTACTGTTTTTGAAAATGGAGATAAGGTGGAAAGTGTTGAGAATCGATTACTAACGTTTTCTGGAAATTGCTTGCACTCTGGAACTACTTGTTCAGATAAAAATGCTAGGATTCTTATTAATTTTAATTACGTTTAGAAATAAGATATGAATTTTAGATTTGTTGGCAATTTTGAAGTAGACAAAATAAAAGAAAAAATTATTGAAAACGGCCAAGATCCTTGGAGAGAGAATAGTGTGCGTCAAAAAATTTACGACGTACATAAAGATACTCAAACAATACCTTTATTATGGGATCTAAAATCTTTACAGCACAATACTATTGGTGAAAAAACTGAGTATTATGATCTATATGACGTTGAAAGTTATTTCTACGACATAAAAAAAGTTTTAGAGCAGTTTTATGGTGAAGGTAGAATTGTAAGAATTATTCTCACAAAACTTAAAAAAAGAAAAAAGATTTATCCGCACACTGACGACACAATATCACTTTCACTTTGCAATAGAATTCATATACCAATTATAACAAATGAAAATGTTGTATTTTTGGTAGGTGGTGAATCTAAAGTTATGTTGGAAGGTGAAATGTGGGAGATTAACAATCTCAAAGAACATTCCGTTTCAAACGACGGAAAATCTGATAGAGTTCATTTAATTATAGATTATTATGCATCAAAAAAATTCCGAGACTGAAACTAAAAAACTGTATGATGATTGTTTCTACGTGGAACAAAAAAAGTGGGGAACTTGGGATTCCTATGATAAAAACGGTAAATGCATTATTACTTCATTGACCGAAGAAGAGTGTGTAAGAAGCACTAGATACTACCTTAAGGGGTTGCAAGAAGGGTGGGGTGCTGATATAATCACTTATGAAGGAACTGTAGGAGGAAAACTATGACGACACGAACTTTTACCGACAAAAACCAAAATCAATGGACTTGGGAAGAAACCCCAGAAACTGTTGAAGCACTTAAACAACTTCACCAAAGTGTAAAAAATGTAAATGAAGTAAAATTTGCTGGTAATTATCCAGGTCCTCTTTATGCACCACACCCTGATTTGGTAAATGAAACTCAGAATGACACCTAACCAACAAATGTGGGCTAATATTTTTTATTGTGCCCAAAAGAGGTCTGATCTGTATTTCAAAGAAAAAGATCTAGATAGACAAGCAAGAGAACATACTACAGTCGCATTAGCTCTCCAAAAAGGAGATAAATTCTGGAAAGAACTTCTATGAATATTTTTGTAACTTCACCTTGGCCTGCAGAAAGTGCTATTTGTCTTCCTGATAAACATGTTGTTAAAATGCCTTTAGAGTGTTGCCAAATGCTTTCTATTGTTGCGTCTAAAAAGTGGGGTCATGGTTATGGTTTTCTATATAAAACTGATAGTACGCCATACAAAACTGATAAGGGAGCTTTCCGCAATCATCCCTGCACTAAATGGGCATTAGAAAATATTCATAATGCATATTGGTTGATTAAGCATGGATTGAATTTGTGCGATGAATATACTTTGCGTTATAACAAAGTTCATTCCTGCTATAAAACTCTTGTAGACGCTTTCTATTTGTTTCCGAAAGGTAAAATTACAGAAGTAACACCATTTGCCCGTGCTATGCCAGATGAATTTAAATTTGACACAAGCATTGACACTTTTACTGCTTACAAGATGTATATTGCGTCCAAACCTTGGGTTGCATCTAATTATCTTCGTATGCCAGAACGAAAACCTGATTGGGTATAAAACTTATGGACAACGATAAAGTCTATCATGTATTAGATCCAACAACTCCATGGTATGAGTGGATTTCATATCTAGAATGTTGTCAGAGTTTGAACATAAAACCTAGCATGAATAGATTTCTTGCGTATAATAGATACTATAAGTCTGTTATAGAGGAATGAATTTTTTACGCTGGTTGTTTTCTCCCACCGACAAAGAAATGTGCGAAGAAACTAATATATACTCAATTCTTCTTGATTTGCAAGAAAGAGTGGAAATATTGGAGGCAGAAAATATTGAAACCACAAATACTCTTTATGAACTTATGAATTCTATTGAAGCAGTTGATGCTCGTATAGATATTCTTACTCTAGAAAAGTGGAAAGAGAAAAATGTATGAACTTGATTCTTTTGAACGAGCATTAGCGCACTTTGGTACAAGAGTAGATATTATTATAGCACTAGAAATGGGAGGAAAACTTGATGCTGACTCTGCTTACAAAAATATTAAGGCTGAACTTAAAGAACTCAAGCGAATCCGCAAACAATACAAAAAAGACGCGGATTTGTGATAAGTGTGGTGTCGAGAAACCGCTTGACGTAGACCATTATCAGGTGGTAAAATACTTTCGAGATGGTTTCTCTTACTATTGTCACGATTGCTCTAAACCTAAACCAAGAGATGATTGATTATGAACTTTGATTATAAGAAGTATTCACTTGAAAATCTTGAAAAGTGGATTGAAGACGCAATCAATAGTAGTGAAGCATCGCCGCAAGAGATTTATGATGTAATTAAAAATGTGGTTAGTGAGAACTACCATAGTTATAAAAATCATACCGAAAGATGCTATGAACTTCTTGCCCTTCTAAATGGTAATGGCAAAGGACACATTGAAGCATATGACAAATTGACTTGTGATAAAGATGATAAGTCTCCCGAATGTCAAAAAGCGTGGAATGATTTCTGGGAAGAAAATTATTATCCAGAAGAAGTAAAAGATGATGGTATGCGTCCTTGGGGACATAGTGACCTAGAATATCTTATTGCAAATAAAAAAGAAGATAAAGTAGTTAAGTGGCAACTTCCTATTGAAATTGATGGTGCAAGTGGTGAGTATTATATTCAGTTTCCTGATGATTTAATGGAAGCAGCAAATATAAAAGAAAATGACATGGTGGAATGGGTAGATCAGGGTAATGGATCTTATTTACTTAAAAAAGTAAATGGTTAATTTCATTAATGCATGTTTAAATGGTTTGATATACAGCACTGGAGTTGTTTGTGTTGTTGACCATCCAAACCCTCCAGTGGTAAAATACTATGAACCTGGTAAGTCTTGCTATGTTAATGGAACTTTTTATATTAAATGTGAGGATAGATTAAATGGCTCTAAGTGAATCGGTTGAAGAAAGTCTAAAAGAGGCAGAAGCAAGTTTGCGTAACGCACTTGCATATGCAGCAAGGCAGGAAAAACCATTTGTTGCTCGCGAAATATCTGAAATGGTATGTCGTATCGATACCCTTATTAAAACAGATCAACTTTTTGATAAACTTGAAGAAAGATTGAAGGGAGACGGCGAGGATCGTGGTTCTTTTGGAACTTTCTTCGGTTAAGTTATGTAACAACACTATAAATACAATCTTAAGAAACCTCACATTTACCTTAAATAATGTTAGGATACGCTCATATGCGGGAGCAAACCGATGACACATTCGGCACGAAATCAAAAAAAACTGACTGATGCTGAGTGGAAAGAAATGACAGCACTTAAAAATGCAATCAATGAACATCCTCAGTCAGTTGTTCCACAAAAAATGGAAGAGTTCACTGAGTATTTGGTAAGAAGTTTGCGAGAAAAAGGTGGGTGAAACCACTTTAAAAACTGTCACAGCACCTCTTGCGTAACCGCGCAGGGGGTGTTATATTATGTTTATTGAATTGATTGATCATGTTTCAACTGCGTCCTCACCAACAACGTGCTCTGGATGCTCTTGCTAAGTATCTGAAGGGTCAAATTATCATTCCTACTGGCGGCGGTAAGACCAACGTTGCTATCTTTGATGTAATGCGTGAGTTTCTGAAAGAGACTTCTCAAACGATTGTGGTTGTTGCTCCTCGCATTCTCCTTGCTGAGCAACTTTCTAGTGAGTTTCTTGAGTTTATCACTAATGCTTCTGTGTTGCATGTTCATAGTGGTGAGACGCATCACCAGAGCACTACTCGCCCCAGTGAGATCCGCAACTGGGTAGATCAGACTCGTGGTAATAAACTGATCTTCACCACCTACAACTCCCTGCAGCGCCTACAGCAGGCAGATATTCACGTTGATACCATTTACTTCGATGAAGCACACAACTCTGTTCAGCGCCATTTCTTCCCTGCCACAGAGCATTTTTCTTCTACTGCTGACCGCTGCTATTTCTTCACTGCTACTCCTAAGCATTCTGCTACTATTTCCAAACCTGGTATGAATGACGCTGCTGTTTATGGCAACGTTATTTGCAATGTTCCTGCTCCCGAACTTGTTCGTGGTGGTTTTATTGTTCCCCCTAAAGTTCATGTGAAGCAACTTCCTATGCTTACTAAAGGACAGCAAATTGCAGAACGCGATTGTGAGAATCTGATTGAAACTATTAACGAACATAAGTCCAGTAAGATTCTGATTTGTGCTAAGGCAGTCAAGCAAATTGTCAGTCTGATTTCTGAGTCTGATTTTTGCCAACAACTTGAGGATCGGGGTTATTCTTACATGTATATCAGTGCCAAGACTGGTGGCGTTATTGACGGCAAAAAAGTAAACCGTGAGGTATTCTTTGACACTCTTTCTGCGTGGGGTAAGGACAACGATAAGAAGTTTGTTGTTCTTCATCACAGCATTCTCTCTGAGGGTATCAATGTCTCTGGTCTTGAGTCTGTGATCTTTATGCGTTCCATGGATTATATTGGTATTTCTCAAACCATTGGTCGCGTGATTCGAATGCATCATGACGACGCCAAAGGTCTTCGTGAGGGTGCTATTCAACCTGGCAACTTGGATCAATACACCAAATCTTTTGGTCTTGTCTGCGTACCTGTGTTCAACAATGTTGGAATCAGTACTGCAAAGAAAGTACAATCTGTAGTGGATATTATCTTCCAGCAAGGAGAAGCAGCAGTTTCTGTGGTAAAGCGATGAAGGAAGGATTTATTATAGGAAAGGGTGACTATGCTGCTATACCTTTTGGTAAGCAGCTTATGGTCATTTATAGAGGAGAACAACTTAAAGTATGTCGCACAGAGAATTCTGCTCGTAGTTTCATACAACAACATAAAAAAGCGCAACGGGCCAGCAGCGCAGGTGCTAGTGGTCCTATTGGGTGAAATTGCAAAAAAATCAGGTTTTTGCTTCAGTGGTGGACTGGGTTCTCACCAAGTCTTATTTGAGAATTTGGTGGGGGTCCAGCAGACCGATCAAAAATCCAATTCTCAGACTGTCCACTGATCTCCCACAGACCCTGCCAGATGCCATATACTACAAAGGTAGTCAAGGGAACGCCCCATGCAACTCTCTGCTCTCTCCAAGATTGACGGCAAACCTTCTATGGTTGTTGATTATTATCCCGTCAAAGTTTCACTTAATGCAGATGTTTCTCCCAACTACATGCTCAAGGTTGTTTCTTTCAAGGGTGTTGATACCATGAGCAAGAAGGTTATCAGCAAGCGTGAGTTCGAGCGTGAGTGTGAGGAGCGTGTTGGTATGGGTTATGAAGTGACTGGTTTTAATACCATTCCCCAACTCGCTAATCCTATGTGGGGTGCTTGCTAATGGAAATTATACTGCCCATTCTTATTATCTCTGGTGGTATTGGGTGGGCATGTTTTTGTCTCTTTTCTGACTTTTTTGATTGCTTACCTAAAGACTAATGGCAACTCGTTCTCGCATTGGCATTGAACTCTCTGATGAATCTGTACTCTCTGTGTATCACCACTGGGACGGTTATCCCGAATGGTTGGGTCGTATTCTGAAGACTCATTATAATACTAAAGATAAAGTTGCTGAATTGATTGATGGTGGCGATATGTCCACTTGTTGGGATGAAGATAAAAAACCAGCATATTATTCTGCTCGGGGAGAAGTTTGTCCGCCTCGCCTTGATGCTGACTTGTGTGAGTATCTGCTCCCCGATAATAGCGAAGAGTACGCCTATGTCTTCCGTAATGGTGAATGGGTGTGCTATAATATGAATCAGTTTGACGATTCCAAACTGCCTGAAGTCGTTGAAATTCCCTCTGGTGCTCTTGCTGCTTGATCTATGAAAACTTCTGCTACTGCTCTTGCTCTCTTTGTTGTAATTGTTCTTGCAACTGCTGGACTTCTTTTTGAGGCGTGGTTACTTGGACTGATTCTGTCTTGGTTTGGTGTATCCCTGTCCTTCTGGCAGAACTTTGCTATTATCTTTCTTGCTAATCTTATTTACAAACCCATTGGAGGTTCTTCTAAATGACACAAGACAATACTATGCGTAACGCCAGTATCATTGGCGTTTCTTTTATTCTTTCTCTGTTTATTATCAACGCAGTGGTTGGTCCTCTCTACAATGTCTGGGCACAATCGCTTCAAGGTAAAGCAGAACTTCAGAAAGCTGAGTACACTCGTCAGGTAGCAGTTCTTGAGGCACAAGCAAAGAAAGATAGTGCTCAACAACTTGCTGATGCTGAAATCATCCGTGCTGGTGGTGTTGCCAAAGCAAACGAGATTATCGGTAACTCGCTGAAAGACAATCGTGAGTATCTTCAGTATCTGTATATTACTGGCATCGAAGAAGGATCAAACAAAGGTAATGTGACGATCTATGTGCCTACCGAAGGTGGAATGCCTGTCCCTACACTTCAAATGAACAAATGAATCGTAAGTATGTGATCGCTGGATTGATTGGTTTTTCTGCTATTCTTGGTTGGAATGTCTTTCTAATCCAGCGTGACGAGCGAATGTATGATTCTTACTACCGCACAAAAGCAGTAGAGAATCTTAAAAAACCACCTTCAACAGAAATTAGGTGACAGTTCATTAACTGGTACAATACCCATCAAATTCGGTGGGTTTTTTGCTATACTAAAAAAGTAGTTGAGGAATTCGCAATGGATCTATCTGAACTGATCGAAGAACTTCGTGAGATTGAAATTTATGGATCCGAACCTTCCGATTGGATGGGATATATGGGATCTGACGACTACTGGGTAGATCCTTCGGTGCCAGATCAAGAACTGGCATACTGAGTTTACTGGGCACCCTAGGGTGCCCTATAATACTTTCATACGCAAGGGAACCAACCCCGATGAGCACCACGACCTTCGCTGACTACGCTGCTTCTGCTCAAGCACGGCAAGACATTGCTTCTGCTGTTCTGGCGCACACTTACGCATTGTGTGAAGCACTGCGTCAAAACTACATCGACTATTCTATTCGTACTCATCAAAAGTTTGTTGATGATGCTGATACTCACAACTATCACAAAGAGCAGATTTCTAAACTGAAGCAAGGCACTTGTGATTATGATTTCTATCCTGAGACTGGTAGAAAGTATCACAAAATTGTTATGAACGCTGCTGGATCTCGTTCGGTTCATGCTTTCGTTGATAAAAAGACTGGCGAAGTTTATAAGTCTGCCAGTTGGAAATCTCCTGCAAAAGGTGTACGTTATGACCTACGACTGATCAAAGATCGTGAATGGTTGCTGGAAAATGCTGACTGGTCTGGTGGTTATCTTTATCAGCGTTGATGTATCTTCAAACCCAACACTTTCCTCAAATGACTGACTACCAACAAGAAATCAAAGATCTTACAACCACAAGATCTCTGCGTCTACTGCGTGATGGTTTCAAGAGTGATTTTGCAACGTTTGCTTACGCCGATGAGCGCATGACAGAATTGTTACAAGAACTTTCAAGTGAATTTGTCCAGGCAAACATTCCTATAGTTGATGAGGATAATGCAATGGATCTTTCTCTAATGCTTATGGAATCTCTTGACATTACTGCACGATAATTATGTACACAAACAACACAAAACTTGAAAAAATCATTCAAAATATGACAAAAGAACAAGTTGAAGAATTCTTTTGTGAATGTGAGATTCAAGCGTCAAAGTTTGAAGTAACCCTTGATTATTATTTCCGAGAATTTGTATGAGTGAAGAGTTAAAATTAATTTTTTGTCTACAACAAATTGAAAACATTTCAAATTTGGTTAAAGGCAATGAGTGGGAACATTTCTTAGTTTCCAAATTGATTTCTCTTAAGGTTGAATTCGAGCGTCAACTGGAATTGACAAAGCAAAAACAGCGTGCTACTATCAAGGAGTAATTTAGAAAACCAAATGAAGTATCTTTACATTGTTCGTTACTGGGTTCCATTTCCTTCTTCTGAGTATGGTGGGGTAATCAGTGTAATTGCAGGCAATGACGAGGAGTGTCATGATATCTTGCTTGAATGGCGTGATGACTACAACTCTCAATATGATTCAAACATTATGGAAGAGGTCAAGCTTGCCGTTCGATATGAACTGAATCCTCAAGTTGAATATGACACTGGAATTGTAGATTCTTTTACTACCTGATCATGATTGATTTCCCACACAAGGCACCAGAAGGTTACACTTATGAATTTGAAAACTTTAAGCGCAATACTACTCGTATTATGCTACGTTTTCATAAAAAGTTTGACTACAATCTCGGAAAACCTGTTGCAACAGTTTGGGGATTCTATGACTCAAAGAAAGACAAGTATTTTGCGCCAGTAAATTCTGCAACAATTGGAAAAGAAGTTGATATTCATTCAACTCGTCCATGGTCTGCAATGAAAATCAACCTTACACCTCTTGAACTCGCATTTTATGACTAAGCAAAATCAAATTGATCTAATCGAAGAATTTTACTGCGATAGAATTCAGTATCTTGTTGACAATGAAATGTACTTGGAGGCACATTCGATCTTTGAGGAATTCGTTGTAAATGACGAAGAACCTACCGATTATCTTTTTATTGCCTCTGTAAACTAATATAACGTCATATGTTTACTCCAGGCGAAAAAGTCTACTACAAAGGATTATCTGGAACAGTTAATTTTGTCTGTTCGAAATATATTACAATCCTGGTGAAAAAGGGTGAACACAAATCTCTTGACGTTAATGTTTTAGTTCATCCAGAAAATTATGATAATGTAGTAGATTTTAATTCCAAATAATAAGAAGATTAATAATGAAATCAATATGGAGACTATGGGCGAAGGCGCTAGGGGAAAAGGCACACAAAAAAGATTGTGTTGCTGATAAAGTTGCGATTATCCGAACAGTCATATTCGCAACTTATTTGATCACAAATATGTTCATTGTTGCTGGTGTTATTCGACATTGGAATGAAAAAACAATTGAAATTTACATTGAACAACCAGAACAAATTTCTAACCAATTAATGTAATTTTTATGATTGAAACACTAATTGCTGGTCTCACTTGCGGCATTGCTACATACTATGGAGTTGGTGACGGATTTCATGGACAAATCACCGCTAATGGGGAAAGGTTTAATGCTTATCGTTGGACTGCAGCTCACCCTTATCTTCCTATGGGCACTAAAATCAGGGTAACAAACCAAGACAACATGAAGCAAGTTATTGTTAGGGTAAATGATCGTGGTCCTTATTCCCACGCAGACATTGACCTTTCCTATTCTGCTTTTGCACATATCCAATCAACAAGTAAAGGAAACGCTACAGTGTGTTGGAGAGTTGTCGGATGATCTTTATTAATTTTACCTATGTTTAGCAGACCTCTTTTTGGAACTAATACAAAGAAAACCAAACTGTCTTGGTTTGAATATATCTGGCACTCTTGTATTATTCAAGGTTGGTATAATTGCTGGTATTCCTTTAAGAACTGGGCTGACTTGATGGGAGATAATTATCAAGAATATGCTCTTCTTGTATCTGATGACCCACTGGAGCAGTGTATCTTATACTTCTGGGATAGTTTAGAGGATGAGATTTATCCTAAACATTTCCTGGAAAGTTTACTTCAAATGTCTTATGATGTTGAAACTGGTAAGGTTAAGACATATTCTATGAATGAAGTTTTTGATAGAGTACAAGACCTTGTAGGTGATCTTATTGAAGATTTGAAACTTGATGAGGAATTAGATAATGACAATCTTTGATTTGGTTTACGATCAACGTAAATATGGTTGGGTTGTTGATAAACGCTATGATTGGATCAATATGCTCATGACAATGCAGAAGAAAAATCCACAACGTTTCAAAGAGTTTGAATATACAAATGCCACGATTTATCATTACATAGATAGAGTACAAATGGAGCAGACCCATGAGTGAAGTAACCTTTAAGAAGCATAGAGTATTCCGTGAAACAGAAGCAGTTGTATTCTATGATATCTCGGTTGAGTATTCAAACGCTCAGGACCTTGTGGTTCATTCTGGTCCTGCTATCAGTCCTCCTGATGATATTGTAGGTGCAAAACAGTTTTATATTCACTATCATCAGGTAGATCATAATCGCGTTCTGTCTGGTATCAGAACATTTGAACTGGTGAATCCAGAGTGGCGATATCCTTACCATATCGTTCACCTTAATCGTTCTTCTGGTGCATTAGTCATTCCTAAAATGACCTATCACCGTTCTTATTCTGGAGAAGAAGGTTCTATTGTCATTAATCAAGCAATTCGTGACGATGAGTTTAATCCTGAAACTGAGTTTGTTCCCGTATCAGCAGCCAAAGACAGCAATCTTTATCATATCCTCGCTCACGAAAAACCAGTTATTCATACACTTGGAGAATAACCATGGGGATGTTTGATTATTTTCGTTCTTCCTATGATTTGGGCGAAAAATTTACAAATGTTTTATGTCAAACCAAAGATATAGAAGAAGGTATTGGCGGAACCTTGACTGACTATTGGTTAGATCCTAATGGTGTGTTATGGTATCCAGATTATAGGGGTACAAATACATATGAGATTATTGAAGAAGACGATCCTCGATATGATCCGAAGAAATTGTTTTTGAACTTTGAATGGGTGCCGACTGGCAATCGTGGATCATATAAACCCCATTTGATTACAAAGTATGTTGAGGTTTATCCTGCAACTTGGGAAGGACACTGGGAAGATTGGCCCCGTTGCAGATTGCACTTCAAGTATGGTAGACTTGTTGATTATGAGGATTTCACTGGGCGATGAATTCAACAGAGAAGGCAAAAATATATAAAAACGTTTGGTGTTGTGCATATCAAAGACGTTACATGTATCGCGGCACCCCACGCGAATATAGAGAGCATGAAACTATTTTAATGTGTCTTAATATGAAAGGCGCAAAGTGGTATCAATTTGACACAGAAAAACCCCATTATTTGAAATGATAGAAACGTCATTATTTCCTTACGAAAATCACCCATATCGGTTGGAATTCGGAGAAAAGAAAAACACTACAGTTTGTTATTTCTCATGTGAAGATCACTTGCAAAAATACTTGACCAGGTATAAACTTAATAAGAAAAATGTAAAAATTGATTGCTATCATGAACAATCCATTCAACCCAGTAAAAAGAACAAGAGAAGTGTGGAGCAAAAGTCTGAACCAAAAAGTAACGGAAGTTCAAGTTCAGTTCGCAGAAGAAAATCCAGCATGGATTCCACTGGAAACTCTAATCGCGCTCCAAAACCTAAAAAAAGAAAATAAATAAAAAAAATATAAAATACATGGCAATTGCATATAATCCAACAATAGTTACAACAGGATTAGTTTTATGTCTTGATGCTGGTAATACAAACTCATACTCTGGTTCTGGTACCAGTTGGAATGATTTAAGTGGTAATCAATATGTTGCTACTATGAGGAATTTGACATCTTCAAACTGGGTTTTGATCAATGGACAACGTGCATTTGAAACAAATGACACAAACAATCAAGGATTTACTGTATCTAATTTTGTTAGACCTGGATCTCAAAGAACATATAGTATTTGGTTAAGGTCAAAGTCATTCTCCATTGGGTGGCAAACATGGTTTGATGACGGTGCAGAAAGAATTTTATTTGGTACCAGTACAAATACCGTTCACATTTATCCTGATGTCAATCTAACTGCAAATTTACAAACAGATACTTGGTATAATTTATCTTATACTTTATCGGGAACAACTGCTATTGGATATGTAAATGGTGTTTCTGTGGGAAGTGGTACTTATTCGTCAGCACTGACAAGTGGAACTGGAGATCTATGGATACTTGGCGATACTGGAAGTGAAATTACAAGTTGCTATTGTTCTTATGCTTCTGTTTATAGCAGAGCACTCACAGCAACAGAAATTTCACAAAACTTCAATGCTCTCAGAGGAAGGTTTGGAATCTAAATATTTTAAAACTAAGGAAGTGTAAATGGCTGTTTATGCTGGACCAGAAATAGTAGATAATGGTCTTGTATTGTATCTTGACGCTGCAAATCAAAAATCTTATCCTGGATCTGGTACCACTTGGAATGATTTGAGTGGTAGAGAAAATCATCATACATTAACTGGAAGTCCAATATATGGTTCCGGTAGATTTACTTTAGACGGTTCGACACAAGGATTCACCAAAGCGAGTGCAATAAATGGAGTATCTTCAACAAATACTGTAGTAATATGGTACTCTACATCCGATGGAGCTGAATTGTGGGTAAGGGGAAATCAAAGTAATGGAGTTTATTTAAGTGCCTCCTCTGGCAATAACTACTATCATAGTAATGTAGGTTCTCCTACGAATTGGGTTGATTTAAATTCAGTAACAAATCCTGTTACTGAAGGGTATAGAAATGGCGCATTTCATATGTGGGAAGCAAAAAGTGTAGACTTTTCTTCTTGGTCATATTATGAATGGTTTTTATATCCTGCTCCTTGGCAAATGGCAGGAAATGTTAGTTGTATAATGGTATATGACAGAAATTTAACTGCAAATGAAAGTAGACAAAACTTTAATGCCATTCGTGGACGCTTTGGAATCTAAGGAGAAACAAAAATGGGATTATCACACTCGCCAAGCATAGCAACCAATGGATTAGTTTTGTATCTTGACGCTGCAAATGAAAAATCTTATCCTGGATCTGGAACTAATTGGCAAAATTTAGTTGGGTCTGAAGTTTTTACTATTAATGCTTCTGCTTATAATAGCAGCGGTCCAAAATATATGGACTTCAAGGGAAGTTTTGGGTGTGCCAAAAAAACTGATTCTGATTTTATTATTTCTGGAGATGTAACTTGTATTTGTTGGACTAGAATTTTAAATTCTACTTCAAACTGGAGAACTCTTCTTCGTGGTCTTAGCTCTGGACAAGACCACCAAGTAATTGTTCAAAGTGGTACTTGGCAAATCGGTATGTATGATAATACCAATGGAACAGGATTTAATGATTCTGGATTTAGTCAACAAAATCTTCCTGGTTATGCTTCAAATCAATGGAATATGTTAACTTGGAGGTGGAAGAATGCAGCAACTCCATATTATAACTTAAGTTATAATGATTCTCCAGAAACAATAAGAGGTTCAAATAATAGTTCAAATGCTAGATTTAAGCACGGATTTTGTTCTATTGGTGCTTATAATAATGGTGTTCAAAGTGACCCAAATAATGCCTCTCAATTTTGGGGTGATATATCACAAATATCCATTTATAATAGATATTTGACTGACGCGGAGATTTCACAAAACTTCAATGCTCTCAGAGGAAGGTTTGGAATCTAATATGACACCCAGAGAACTGGCACACTCCTTCTTGCATTCGTGTGGTTTTGCCTTATAATATAAAGGTAATCAAGAGATCCAAATGATTTTCCACTATACTGCTGGTCAGGGAAAGCAAGGTACCCTCACTCTTGTTCCTTCTATGTCTCTTATCAACCCTCAGTATGTTTGTGTTGCTGAGGTTGAGGGAAAATCAATGGTTGTGAGCAACCCTCGCCCTCTCAATGAAGCACTTAATTGGGCTCGTAATTACTGTGGTTCTTTCTGCCTCCTCTGATAATGAAACCTAAATTTCGACCCATATTAGAAATGGCATTAGAACAAGGTGTTAGGTATGGATATAATCGTGCATTTAGGCATGATCCAGCACCACATGTAGATGCTATTGTTGAACATATTGTTGAACAAGTAATTAACTCTCTTGACGATTGGTTTGATTTTGAGGAGAACAATGAACCTAATTAATTTTAAACATAGATACGATTACGGTCACGATTGGTATGTTCAAATTCTAACCATCAAGCGTTGGAGTTTGCTTCAAATATCTGTGAGTTGGAATGATTATGCATCGTGGCCTTATCTGCAAATTAGGTCTGGAAGTGGTGATTTGGTAAGTATTATTTTCTGGGTTTATAAGTTTGGGTTTGATATTGATTTTTGTGGGAGAACTTGGAAATGGGATTACTTAGAAAAATGTGATGAGGAATCTGATAAAGATTTCTTGAAAGCGGATGAATGCTGAAGCAATTACCTACTAAAAAGCACCGAACATTATGAACCTCAAAGAGAAGAAAGCACTACTCAAGAAACTTGAGACTGCATACAACACTTGTTTTGATTGTGGACAAAAGTATGGAGTTTATTCCGTAGGTTGCTCCTCTGTTTATGAGTCAAAGTGTGGTGTATGCGGTGAGATCAAACGTATCACCGAAACCCGTGATTTTGCTTATTTTGTAACTGGTATTCGCAAACTGAAACTGGAGATTGCAAATGAGAAGAGTAAGCGTAAGACCCAAAAGCAAGAAGGCGAAGAATCGTCTTGCTAACACAATGGAAGGAAATCCTGTTTGTATTGTGGAGCAGGATACTGGCGGTGAGTTATTTCTCGCTTCTGAGAATCGTAAATACTTCTTCTGGGTTAGCACTCGCACTGGCACAAATCGTTTTGGTGACAAATCTGATTCACACTGGGAGGTGATTGAATGACTTACGACCAACTCTATGAGCACATTGTCAACTACATTGCTCAACCACTGGATGACAAACGCAAAGCATGTCTGATTCTTGGTGCTGTTATGGAGTTTCACCTTGATTGCCTTGATGAAGGTGTAGATCCTCGCACTATTGATATGACTGGTTTTGTGAATGAGAAACTTGATGAACTGGAGGGTAAATGAGATTTCGTGATATTGAGTTCCGTTGGAGCAACTGCAATAACAAGTATGAACTCGTCAAGTGGCATCAAAACCCAAATGGTAAAAAGTGTTATGTGATTGCTTTCTTTGATAAAGGCAAAGAGGGATATGATATGAGAACTATTGGTGACAGGTTCTTTGAGGATAAAGATGCCTGGGTTGTGGGTAAGTATGGTCTGGAGTTTCTAAATGAAGTCTTTGAGATTGAAAGGATTGAAGAGGAACTGAAATAGACACTTGAAGAACTGGCACAGGGCATCTCCACAGGTGCCCTTTTTGGTCTATAATGACTTCATAAGAAACAAACCAATGACTGACCTTTCCAACTTTACTTACAAGCAAATACAGGAACTTGAAAGGCAAATTGAAGAACAGAAAAGGTTGATTCAAGAACGCAAGGAGTTTTTGAGTCAAACAAAAGACTGTGCGATTGGATATAAGGTGACTTTTTGTGTGAAGTTCAATCCTTATACTCACGAACACGATGAACTGTGTAGTAAGGAGGAATTTGGTGATTGGTTGGCAAATGATAATGCGAAACAAATTATTGAATACTTTGAACTTAAAACTCCTGTTGAAGATGTAAGTGGTTTTGAGATTACAGAAATGACTGATGACGACAAGGAAGAATGGAAGTGTTTTTGGGAAAATGAAGAATGAACTACCTCTGCCTTGTTGATGGTGTCGTAGAATACGGCAGCACAGACCTCTACCAATTCAATCATTATCGTATGATGTATTACGAAGACCACAAAGATGCTGAAAATGTAGAGTATCTTGTGCTGACTGATGAAGCATACAACGAAATGTTCCCTTGTGAGGATGAAGAATGAAACCCTATCAGTACAACCTAAAAGTTTGGGATGATGGTGATACTGACCGCACTTGGCAGTTTGGTATCATCAACAATAAAACATTACTCTGGGTTCATTATGAAAATCCCAGTCGTTTAGTTTTTAGTGTTGGTGGATTACACATCCTATTATCAT